AAGGAAGAGGACGTCTGTCCATCTGTTTTTTCACACAGTCAGGTTACAAAACGTGGTTTTTGAGGCATGGCCGGGATGCGCATGTTCACCAAGTAGGACAATCCAATGAGTGGCCCAGCAAAGAAGCGCGCAAGCCTGAAGGTGGTGTCTGGAACGGAGAGGCCAGACCGGGTGGAAGCGGTGGGCGTCGAGCTTCCGTTGGTCGCGGACACGCCGAATGCGCCGGACTGGCTACCGAACGCCCATGCCATCAACGAGTGGGATCGACTGGCGCCCATCCTGACGGCAAACAAGCTGCTGACTGAGGCCGGTCTGTCGGCGTTCGGCGTGCTGTGTTCGCTGCATGGCCAGCTGGTGGATATGTGGACGCGCCGTGTCGAGCCTCCCGCAAGCCTGATCAGCCAGTACAGGGGAATGGTCAACGATTTCGGCCTGACGCCAGTAGCGCAAGGCAAGGTGAAGCCAAGTGGCGAGAAAGAAAAGGGAAATCCCTTCGCAGCCAATGGAAAGAGGCACGCGTGATTTTGTCGCCATTGCGATTGCCTATGCCGAGGAGGCTGTGGCGGATCGCAAGAAGGCGAAGTTCGGCAAGTGGGTACGGTTGGCCGCGAAGAGGTTCCTGGCTGACCTGAAGCGCGCGAAGCACAAGAATTGCCCGTTCATCTTCGATCCGTGGCATGCCTGTGATCCGTGCGACTTCCTGGAGAAGCTGCCGCATGTCGAAGGCAAGTGGAACCAGGCGACGATCAGGCTTGAGCCGTTCCAGATATTCCTGACGGCGCAGCTGTTCGGCTTTCGCAATCGCGAGGATGGAACGCGCCGGTTCACCGCGGCTTTATTCGCGGTCGCCCGCAAGAATGCAAAGTCCACCTGGGGATCGGGCGTTCTGCTTTATTGCTTGTGTTGCGAGGATGAGGTGGGTCCGCAGGTCATCTCGGCGGCCACGACCGGCAGTCAGGCACGGATCGTCTTCAACGTCGCCAAAAAGATGGTTGAAAAGCTGCCGGCACTGCAGGAAGCATTCAACGTCCAGCCGTTTGCCAATGCTATCGCCTGCTATCAGAACGGGGGCAGTTTCAAGCCGATCAATGCCAAGGCCAGTACGCAGGACGGCTTGAACCCGTCGGCGACGTGCCTGGATGAGGTGCACGCGCACAAGACCAGCGAGCTGCTGGACGTGCTGCAGTCCGCTGCAGGTGCGCGACGTAACCCGCTCTGGCTTTACACGACGACGGAAGGATACGAGACACCGGGTCCGTGGCCGGAACTGCGCCAGTTCGCGAAACAGGTGCTTGAGGGGGTGGTCAAGGCCGATCACTTCCTGGCGGTGTACTACGCGCTCGATGAGGACGACGACGACTTCGACGCGTCGAAGTTCATCAAGGCGAATCCGCTGCTGGAAGCGTCTCCGGTTCTGCTGCGCGAGCTGAAGAAAGCGGCGACTGAAGCCAAGGCGATGCCGGGCAGGCTGGCCGAATACCGCATCAAGCGGCTGAATCGGCAGAGTTCGTCGGCAAATGGCTGGATTGATCTGCACAAGTGGAAGAAATGCGCTGGTGAGGTCGATCTGGACGCGCTGCAGGGCGCGCCATGCTTTGCGGCGCTGGACTTGGCGAGCACCACGGACTTGGCGTCGTGGCGCCTGATCTGGCTGGTTGACGACCTGATTTATACGTGGGGGCGTCGCTGGGTGCCCGAAGAGGCGGTCAAGCGCCGCGAGCTTCGTGGCATGGTGCCGTATGAGGCGTGGCGCGGCGCAGGGCTGATCGAGGCCACGCCCGGCGATGTCATCGACTACGCGGTGATCGAGCGGGAAATACGCGAGGACGTGGCGCGGTTTGGGCCGCAGCTGATCGCGTATGACCGCTGGAATGCGACTGACCTGGTCAACCGCCTTGCGGAGGATCAAATGCCGCTGATCGAGTTCGTGCAGGGTCCGAAATCGTTCCATCCGGCCATGCAAATGCTCGAGCGCGCCTATCTGGCGGGGAATCTGGTACACGGCGGCGACCCAGTGCTGCAGTGGTGCGCATCGAATCTGATCCCACGTTACGACGCAAACATGAACATGGCGCCAGACAAGAAGCGCAGCCCCGAGAAAATCGACGACATGGTGGCGCTGATCATGGCCGTCGGCGTGTCCCAAAGCGATGAGCTGCCGAACGTTATCGGCGCCAACTACGAGTTGATGACCGTATGAACGCACGAATCTTCAATGTGGCCATGCTGATCGGTTGGCTGATGGCAGTGGCCGGGGGTTGTCTGGCCAGCCTGGCGTATGGCCTGATCGGTGGTGGCCTGCTTTTGCTGGCGCTGACCTTGCTGGGTGCTCGCATGGGCGGCGTCTATATGCCCAAGGCTGATCACTGATGTTTCTGTCGCGGATACAGGCCAGTTCGTCGGATGACCGATCGGCGTATGGCTCGTTTTGGTTCAAGCCCGTTCCGTCCCGCGGTGGCGTCAACGTGTCCGGTGACCACGCGCTGCAACTGGCAGCGGTGTACGCCTGCGTCCGCGTACTGTCGGAATCGTTCACCGTCCTGCCGCTCAAGATGTATCGGACGATGGGCGGCACGCGCAAGAAACTCGACACGCACTGGCTGACCGATCTGATCGGACGTCGCCCGAATCCGTGGCAGACGCCGTTCGAGTGGCGCGAGATGATGATGGGTCATCTCACCATGCGCGGGAACGGCTACAACGAAATCGTCACCGACCGAAGCGGCAACATTGTCCAGTTGACGCCGCTGCATCCCGACCGGATGAAGATCGAGTTCATCAACCAGGGTGACTGGGACTTCCGCTATCGCTATACCGATCGTGCGGGTCAGCAGCACGTCTTCACCCGCGGCGAAATCTGGCACATCAAAGGCCTTTCCAGCGATGGCATCATGGGTTTCAGCCCGCTGGCGCTTGCGGCGCAGACCGTGGGAATGGGCCTAGCCGCGCAGGACTATGGCGCACGGTTCTTCCAGAATGATGCCAAGCCTGGCGGTGGCTGGATCGAATATCCCGGCACGTTCAAGGACAAGCCGGCGCGCGATACCTTCCGTGAATCGTTTCAGGAGGCGCAGACCGGCCTGAATCGCGGAAAGATCGCCGTGCTCGAATACGGGATGAAGTTCCACGAACTGGGGCTGACGAACAAGGACAGCCAGTTTCTGGAAGCTCGCCAGTTCAGTGTCGGCGAAATCGCCCGCATCTTCCGCGTGCCGCCGCACCTGATCGGCGACTTGAGCAAAGCGACGTTCAGCAACATCGAGCAGCAATCGCTGGACTTCGTTATCCACACGATGACGCCGTGGGCTGAGCGGTGGGAATCGTCGATGGAGTTCAATCTATTGTCGGACGATCGGCTTGAGCCTGAGTTTGATTTCAAGGGGCTCTTGCGTGGCGACCAGGCGGCGCGATCGACGTACTACCACAACGGCATCACCGACGGCTGGCTGCTGCGCTCGCAGGCAGCAGATGCCGAGGGTTACGAGCCGAGTCCGGGCATGGAAAAGCCCATGATGCCGCTGAACATGGTCACGCTCGACGAAAACGGCGACCCGGAAACACCCGATCCGCCGCCCCAATTGCCGCCGCAAGGCCCGAGTGAGCCATCCCCGAAGCCTGCCGAAAAGCCGAACGAAAACGCCCGGATGGTGTCGCTGCTGTCTGGCAACGCGGCGCGCATGGCGCGGCGGATAGCGGCCGGTAATCTGCCAAGTGAAGAAACGCTCGCAGACGCGCTCGGACATTCAGTCGATCGCGCTCAATGCTGGCTCGAACTGTATTCGCGCCAAGGACAAACGCTTGCCGAGACGGAAATCTTCGCCTCGCTCATGGAGAATTTCACATGAAACACGAACGATTCCTGTCCTGGTGCCTCGCTACCCCGTGGGCGTTGATGCCCGAGCGCATGGCAGCCTATGCGGTGGTACTTGCGAATCGAGCCGCTGATCTTCCGGGATCGCCTGAAGCGGCTGCACCAGGCCGGCGAGCTTCCACGCGTTCCGGTGGCATCGCGGTGATTCCGGTCTACGGGACGATCGTGCAGCGCGCCAGCCAGCTGGACATGTGCGAGGGCGGCACAAGTACCCAGTCGATCAGCCATGCCCTGGCCGACGCCAATGCCGACGACAGCGTGGCGCAGATCCTGCTCGACATTGATTCGCCCGGAGGAAGTGTCTACGGCGTGCAGGAACTGGCCGCCGAGATTGCCGCATCGACGAAGCCGGTGGTGGCGCTGGCGAACAGTCTGGCTGCGTCCGCCGCGTACTGGATTGGCTCGGCGGCCGGCGAGTTCCACGTCTCGCCCGGTGGCGAAGTGGGCTCCATCGGCGTCTGGACCGCGCATCAAGACGTGAGCAAGGCGCTGGAAGATGCCGGCGTGAAGGTCACGCTGATCTCGGCCGGTGAGTTCAAGGTCGAAGGCAATCCCTACGAGCCGCTGAGTGCCGACGCGCAAGCCTTCATGCAGTCGCGCATCGACGACTACTACGCCGCCTTCACCAAGGGCGTCGCCAAGGGCCGCAACGTCAGCGTTTCGGACGTGCGCAGCAACATGGGCAAGGGTCGCGTCTTTGGCGCCGATCAAGCCCTGTCTGCCGGCATGGTGGACAGCGTATCGACGCTGGATCAAGTCATTGCCAGCATGCAAAAGAACATCAGGGCGGCCGCGCCGAAGGCCAGCCGTCTTGCCCGCGCTCAGCGCGATATTTCCATTATGGGCTAGGTGCACGCCCGACATTGATAGCCCTTTGGCTGTCGGTGCCGCTCCATAGAGCGATCCGCACAAAACCATCCACCGCACTTGAGGCGGTTTTTTTATGCACGGAGTAAACCCATGAACAAGCATTTGCGCGAGCTTCTGGCTCGCAAAGCCAAGCACGTCGCCGCCATGCGCGCGATCACCGACAAGGCCAATACCGAGGCGCGTGATCTGACGGATGACGAAGTCGCATTGTTTGATGCGGAGAAGGCCAGCGCATCCAGCGTTGCCGCCGCGATCGAGCGCGAACAGGACTTGATCGAGCAGGAGCGCTCTGCCGGCGTGGTGATTCACGAAGGCGCTGACATCGGCAGTCTGACCAATCGCGCCGAAGCCGATCCGCGTCGTGGTTTCGCCAGCTTCGGCGACTTCGCCGCGGCGGTGCGCGTCAGCGGCCAGCGCAATGGCGCAGTGGATCAGCGCCTGACCGTGAACGCCGCCTCACCCGGCAGCACCTATGCCAACGAAGGCAGCGGCGCGGACGGCGCCTATCTGATCCCGCCCGAGTTCAGCACCGACATTTTCAATCTGTCGCTGACGGACGATGCCCTCCTGCCCATGACCGACAACGTGGACGTCAACGGCAATGGCATGGCGTTTCCGAAGGACGAGACGACCCCGTGGGGCACCGACGGTGTCCGCGCGTTCTGGCAGTCCGAAGCATCGACCGCCAACGCCACCAAGCCGAAGTTCGGCGTGTCGGCCTTGCGTCTGCACAAGCTGATGGCGCTGGTGCCGGTCACCGACGAACTGCTGGCCGATACGGGTGCTATCAGCTCGTACCTGCCGAACCTGCTGGCCCGTTCGATCCGCTGGAAGACCAACGAGGCGATCCTGACCGGCGACGGTGCCGGCAAGCCCCTGGGTGCGTTCAGCGGGTCCGCTGCGATCGTGGTTGCCAAGGAAAGCGGTCAGGCGACGAACACTATCGCGGTCAACAACATCCTGAAGATGATCGCGCGTCTGCCGCCGGGTAGCTTCCCGAAGGCCGTGTGGCTCGTCACACCGGATGCGTTGCCGGCACTGTTCGGCCTGACCCTGGGTAACTATCCGATCTACCTGCCGATCTCGCAGGGCATCCAGGGGTCGCCCTACGGCACGCTGATGGGGCGCCCGATCATGGTGAGCCAGCACGCTTCCGCGTTCAGTGCGCAGGGCGACATCGAGCTGGTGGACATGTCCTATTACCGGACGATCACCAAGAGCGAAGGCATCCAGACGGCGTCGTCCATGCATCTGTACTTCGATGCCGACGCCACCGCCTTCCGCGCGATCTTCCGCGTGGATGGTCAGCCGAAGATCGTCAACCCGATCGTGCAGGCCAAGGGCAGCAACACGCTGTCGCCCTTCATCCAGCTCGGCGCCCGCTAAGCCATCGCGCCGGTTGCCTGACGGTAGCCGGCGCCTCTCCCGTTTTCAGAGGATTTCACCATGAGCAACAACATCAAAGGCTCCGAGCAGGTTGCAGTGCTGGGCACGGTCAACCCGTCCAGCCAGGCAGCCGGCGCGGCAAAAAGCAGCTGGGTGTCGGCCGAATACTTCCAGAAGTATCTGGCCATCGTCCAGACCGGCGTACTGGGTGCATCTGCCACCGTCGATGCCAAGTTCCAGCAGGCGCAGGACAGCTCCGGCACGGGCGCCAAGGACATCACAGGCGCAGCCATCACGCAGATCGTGAAGGCCAGCGGCGACAACGTGCAGGCCGAGATTGACCTTGACGCGCAGGCATTGGACGTCGAAGGCGGCTTCGGCTTCATCCAGCTGTCGGTAACCGTTGGCGTGGCTGCGAGCTTGGCCGGCGCTCTGTTGCTGGGCGTCAATGGCCGCTACGGGCCGGCGTCTGGTTACAACGCCACGTCCGTCGTGCAGGTAGCTGGCTGATTAAAGGGGCGGATTGAAAAGTCCGCCCCTTTTCAGGCCCTGACCGATGGCACTCCAACAGATCACGGCACCGACAGCGGAGCCGATCGACCTCGCATCCGCCAAGCTGCATTCGCGCGTGGATATTCCCGACGACGATATGCTGATTGGTGCGCTGATTTCAGCGGCACGGGACTACGCCGAGGTATTGACAGGCAAGCAGCTTGTCTCCGCGCGCTGGAAGCAGACGCTCGACGCGTTCCCCGGTGGCATGTTGCCAGCGGCACCGTACAGCCAGACCTTTTCGCTACCCGGTAACGCGATCCTGTTGCGCCGATATCCGGTAATCCAGGTGGTGTCGATTCAGTACCTGGACATGCAGGGAACGGTGCAGACTGTTGATCCCGCGACCTACGTCGTCGATTACTCCACCGAGCCGGTGCGCATCACGCCTGTTTTCGGTCAAATCTGGCCGATCCCGATGCCGCAGATCGCATCCGTGTGGGTTACCTTCGACGCGGGCTATGCCGCACCGATCAGCGCCATTGGCAACACCATCAAGGTGAGTGGGTGGTCGCCGCTGGCGGTGGGCGATGTTGTGCGACTTTCCAACAGCGGCGGCCTGTTGCCAGCACCACTGCAAACCAAAACCGACTACTACGTGCAGAGCGTGGTTTCTGCTGGCGTCTACACGCTGGCTGCTACTGCAGGCGGTGCAGCGATTGCGCTGACGGACATCGGCACCGGCACAAGCTATCTCGGGGTTATTCCCGACGGCATCACGGCGTGGCTGAAAATCAGGCTGTCCACGATCTACGAAAACCGCGAAGAGGTTGCCATCATGACACGCGGCAAAATCGACGTGCTCACGTATGTCGATCGCCTGCTTGACGGCTTCCGCGTCATCGAGTTCTGACGATGCCACTGAATACTGATGTCACCCGTGCCGGCGTACTGCGCAAAGTCGTCACGTTCCAGGCGCGATCAACAGGGAAAGACGCCGCGGGCCAGCCGCTGGACACATGGACAACGCAGTTCACTTCCCGCGCTTCCATTGATCCGCTGACAGGACGCGAGCTGATTCAGGCGCAGATCGCAGGCGCATCCGCAACGCACCAAGTCACCGTGCGCTATCGCTCGGAACTGGCCGATCCCATCGTAGTCGCGAAGATGCGCATTCTGTACGGCTCGCGCGTGTTCAACATTCAGGCATCCATGAATCAGGCCGAATCGAATCGCGTCGTGATCCTGCAGGTGCAAGAGGGTTTGAACGATGGATGAGGGGACTACCGTAACTACCGATTTCAGCAGCGCACTGGCCGGCTTGGACAGACTTGCCGGCGACATGCGCATGAAGCTGGCGCGGTCGATGGCCGTCGCTGGAGGCAAGGTGCTGCGCGATGGTGCCATTGAGCGCGCGCCCGTTGGCACCGCAGAGGATGGCAGCAAGCGTCCCGGCCTGCTCAAAAGCTCGATCTATCTGGCATTCAAGAATCGCCGATCCACGGACAAGGAAGCGATCTATTCGGTGACGTGGAACTCGAAGAAAGCGCCGCACGGGCACCTCGTCGAATTCGGTCACTGGCAGTATTACGCGGTATTCAAGAACAAGGCTGGCGAGTGGTACACGGACAAGAAGCGCCGGCTGGCTGTCCCGAAGTGGGTGCCAGCACATCCGTTCTTGCGTCCAACGATTGACGCGTTAGGCGGCGTGGCTCAGCAGGTCATGATCGAGCGCGGCAAGGAACGTCTGCCCGAGCTGCTGGCCGGCAAGAATCTGGACGCAGTCGAATGAGCCTTGAAGCCAGCCTTTCGACGTTGCTTGGCTCGCTTGTTGGCGGGCGCGTCTATCCCGATGTGACGCCAGAAAGCGCACCTTTGCCGCTCATCGTCTATCAACAGGTCGGCGGCACCGCCTACGAATACGCCGACAACACGCTGCCGGGCGAGGACAACGCACGCATGCAGGTCGTCGTCTGGTCGAAGGCCAGACTTGAGGCCACGACCATCGCGCGCCAAGCACGCTCAATCATCGTCGGCAACCTTTCTGCGCAGACCATTGGCGCACCCGTGTCGCTTTATGACAGCGACATGAAGCTGTACGGCAGCCGCACCGAATTCGGCATCTTCTACACGCCCTAACCGATCCACCCGCGTTTCAACCCAACCCGCTTCGGCGGGTTTTTTCATGCCTAGACCGAGGACAACACCATGAGTCAGTCTTTCCCCAACGGAACCGTCTTTTCGGTCTCCACCGCGCTAGCCACGGCGATCCCGCTGACCGCGATCAGCAATGCCAGTCCGCCTGTTGCGTCCACTTCCACGCCGCCGACCGTCGGCACTTACGGCGTCATCGAATCGCCATGGAGCGGTCTGAACAACCGTGTCTCGCGCGTGGCGACCGTCGTTGCCGCGACGTCGTTCACACTGGAAGGTTTCGACACCACCAGCACCACGCAATACCCGGCCGCAACGGACACCGGAACCTTCCAGTCCGTCAGCAGTTGGGTGCAGCTGTCGCAGGTGACCAATATCGCCAAGTCGGGCGGCACGCAGCAGTACTTCAGCTGGCAATACGCCGAAGATCCGCACAACACGCAGATTCAGCGCCCCACGTTCAAGAACGCGCGCACGCTGACCCTGACCCTGGACTACGATCCGGCGCTGGCGTGGTACGCGGCCCTCGAAGCGGCTGACCAGGCGCAGGTGCCTGTCGTGCTGAAAGCGCAGCTGCCGAGCGGCGCGATCCTGCTCTACTATGTCTACCCGGCGTTCGACGGCGACCCGTCGATGAATCTGAACAAGAACATGGACAACACGGCCACGTTCTCGCAGATCAGCCCGCTGACCCGGTATACCAGCTGATGCTGACGAAAAAGACGCCAGAGGAACTGGCAAGCACCCTGACCGTCAAAGGTCAGGGGCAGTCCGTCACGTTCGACATCACGTTCTACTTCCGCACGCAGAAGGAAATGCGCGAGCAGGCTGACGCCGGCAAGAGCATCGCGGACCTGGTGGTCTTCGTGGTCAAGAGCTGGGACACGGAATACGACCTGACGACCGACGGCGTCGAGGAAATGGAGGATGCTCGCCCAGGCATCGCCCTTGCCATCCTTGAGGGCTTCCACGCCTCGCGCCGGGTAGAACGCGAAAAAAACTGAGGGCGGCAGTTGACGCTTTGTATTGGAGGCGTCCAACTGCCGCAGAACTTGGTGACATCGGCACCGTGCCCGAGGACTTCCCCGAGCCCGTGGTGGATGTCTGGTCGGAAAACTGGCCAGGCATCCAGCTATTCAGCCGGCTGTCTACGCAGTGGCGTGTCGGCGCTGGCGGCCCTGTCGGGCTGGATTACAGCGTGATCTTCCATGAACTCGACCGCAAGGGTTTGCCGGAAAACGACTACGACGAAATGATGAACACGATTCGAGTTATCGAGAGCGCCGCTCTTGAACATTTCAGCAATGCATAGGCATCCGCATGTCAGATGAAGGTCAGAACATCGGTACTGCGCGTATCGATGTCATCGTCGATACCACGAAGATGGATGCGGCTATTGAGTCGGCGAAGACGCGTATCAGTGGCATGTCGGCGCAGGCGCAATCTGACTATGCCCAGCTGAGTGCCGCACAGAAGCGGGCGACGGACAGTGCGCTGACGCAAGCCGATGCGATCGGCAAGACGCGCGAGGAAATGACGCTCTACCGTGCAACGCTGAAGGGCTTGCCGGTCAGCATCCTTGATGAGCTGAAGGCCAAGCTGGTTGCGTCTCAACAAGCAGCAACGGATGCCACCGCGGCGCTTAGTTCCATGGGAGCCGCGCAGGCTGGCATTGCAGCGCAGGCTTCTGTAGAAAACGATGCACGCGCGGCGCAAGAGGCCCGCTTTCAGGCCGTGATGGCTAAATCAGTTGCCGAGCAGGTCGCGGCCAATGAAGCTGTAGCAGCGTCGAATGCGGAGACGACGGCAACCTACGGCGTGGACGCTGCCGCGTTCAATGCGGCCGTTTTGAAGAAGA